CTAGCTATGGAAAAATATTCAAAGCAATACTTTTAGCTGGAACAGTCTTAGGCATAGATAAACTTTTTCAAATGGCTGGTACATTTGATCATTTAAAAACAAGTGTAGATGATTCAACAGATTCTTTAGATGATCAAAATGTGCAATTAGAAGCCTATTTAGCATCACTAAACACAGTAGATACTGCGGTCACTACAATGGCAGAGCGTAACGCTAATTACACAAAAACTCTTGATTCATTGACTGAAGGCTATAGAAATCAAGTTGCATCATTGCTATCACAAGAAGCAGCAATGAATGGTGCAGATGCAGTTGAGGTAGAAAGAATTAAAAACTCTGGTAAGATGAATGAAGATATGAAAATCGCTATACAGCAAATTGCAGAGATTACTGCTAGAATCCAAGCACAGAGAGAAGCTCAAGAAAAAGCAAATAAAATAGAAAAATCTAAATTAGAATTATTAGATGCTGAATTAAAAGCAAGAAGAGATTTTGAAGCATTAAAAGAAGAAATAAGGCAAGGCACATTTAAAAAGGCACAAGAAGAATTAAATGATTTACAGAAAGAATCTGGTAAAGTATTAGAGAAAAGTATGAAAACAAATGTAGACTTATCTAACCAGTTTGCAAGTGGTATTTTAATGGCGGCTAATGCCATGCAGACTTTAAAGTCTGATGCTGAAGTTACCGCTGGTCAAATGATAAGGATAATGGGTAGTATTATTAGCTTGATACCTGGTGGACAGATACCAGGTGCAATTATTCAAGGTATTGGGATGATGACTGCGCACACAGGTGGTTTAGTAAAAGATAACGGAATCCAACGCTTTGCGCAAGGTGGACAAGTACAAGGAGAAGACAATGTGCCTATTTTAGCACAGGCAGGTGAGTTTATAATGAAGAGATCCGCAGTGCAGAATATTGGAGTACAGAACCTAGCCAATATGAATAGAACTGGCAACGCAGGTGGTGTTACTATCAATATCTCAGGGAACATGATTGGTAACGATGAGTTTGTAAGAGATAATTTAATTCCAGAAATACAAAAAGTTAGCAATCAAGGACTAGCATAGAATGGCATTAAGTAACGCACCATCAGAATCCAACGTCAATGAAAATTGGTTATTTCAATTTAGTGCTGATAATAACAATTGTTTAGAGTTTGATGGTACTGGTGATCGAATAGACTTTGGTGACATTTTGCAAAGTTATACAGAGTTTACGATAGAATTTTGGATGAAAGCAGATGCAGTAAATAGTGGTGTTGTAATTCAATTATCTGCTGGTTCTGGAGAAGATGCAGAAGACAACGTATCTTTTAATGTAAATATGCCAGGTGGTGCAGAATTACAATTATTCTATGAATATGGAAGTGGCTCAAATGAATCTAATACTACTTCTGATTTTGATTTAACTACGAACACATGGATTCATGTTGCAGTAGTTCGAGATGATGCAAGTGGTACTGCGTTATTTTATAAGAATGGTGTTTTAGTAGAAACAGAAACTGCAAGTAATGATCCAAGTGGTGGTACAAGTAGTAGTGCAAATATGAGCATTGGTAATAACTTCGCTAACAGTAATGGATTTGATGGCGAATTAGCACATGTAAGAGTATGGAGTGATGCGCGAAGCGCAGGAGAGATTGCACACTACTATAACAGAACCATTGATAGCACTGCATCGAACTTAGTTGGATACTGGAAACTAGATGAAGGTACAGGATCAACAGTTGCTGATAGTAGTAGTAACTCAAATAGTGGCACAATTACAGATGCGCAGTGGTCTATAGGTGGATTTGATGAATTTATTTATAGTTTTGGTGTAGCTACTAACGATACGACTTTAGATAATAATTTTTATTCAGGTGCAGTGTTAAACAGCAATGTCAATGTTCGCGATTCTATTGATATAACTTCAGGTCAGTCCTCGACTAGCAATATAAGATTAAATATAGCTAATATTATTATCAATGGAATTGATATATATAAGCAAGTATTTAATGCTACAAATAACTATTTAAATAAAGCAGTTCGAGTATATGCGCAGTTTAGCGGATCAGATTCTATTAGTGATTGCCAACGTATTTTTACTGGAAGACTAGTAGATATACAAGTCAACCAAAATCAAACATTATCATTACAAATCAATTCACATCGTCCCTGGGATAAAATATCATTTCCACAACTCAAACATCAAAAGTATAATGTATATGCACCTATAGTGTATGGATCTTATACGTTTTCTGACGCAAATAGCGGTGCAACTAATGATGCTGCATATGGCGGTGTTTTTCCTGTTCCTATTTTATATACTAATAGAAATATGATTACTACTGTGATGCCAAGAGCATATACAAGTAATTCCAACTGCTATCTCCATCATTATGTTGGATTTGACCATTTTTGTTCGTTAAAAATTGAAGGCTCTAGCATTGTAGACACTACTAGCGTTCAAAACAATGTTAATATTTTAGAAACTCCTACAACACATCGTGCGACTGGATTTATTCGCACCAACCAATCATCATTTGACTTTTCTGGTTCTGTTACATATTTGACAAATCCTCAAAATGCTACTGATTATAATTTAGATACAGGCGCATTTACAGCCGATGCAAATGATTCTAGTACATATGCTACAGCCGATATTAATAATATTGATGATATAAGATATTTAGCAGTTCAAACTCCAAATAAACAATTTGAAGTAACTCTTATTACTGGAGTAATTGTTAAACATAGTATTTTATGGGATGATGGATCTGGTGATTCACAGCGGTATAATATTGATTTTTTTAGTAATCAATACGATAGTACTGACGATGATTTATTATCTTCTCCAGCAACAAGAGACCTGTCAAGTAATATTTCCACTCACACTGACAATTTTAATGCGACTCCAGGTAATGCTGTTGCAGGTGAAACTGCATTAGTTTGTCCTGACGAGCTACTAATTAAATACGTAGCTAAAAACGCTTTTGGGCATGTCCATGAAGACCATGAGCTTAAAGTGTATGATGTTCAAATGCGATATGAGAATAGATTTAACTACGGAGATAATGATCGCAAAAGATTAGCAGATTTAAAATACTTTTATTGTGGCGGTGCAGGAATATCTGCATCTTGGGATGACGGAGTTATCGCTCATGGACACGATGCACACAGAGATTTATTAATGAGATTTGGTGGTTTATCTAAAGATACACCAACGAATTATGATTCATTAAACACGGATAGAGCTATTGACAATTGGAAAATACGTTACTGGCAATTAGAACCAACTTCATTAAAAGATAAATTAGATCGATTAGCATATGAGTTTGGTTTTTGTTATAAAATAGATAATAATGGTGTATTAAAATATATTCATGTCAAGCAATCTAGTGAGCTGTCTGCTACATTAAATCTATCAAAAAATGATTTAGATAAAATAAATGTTAGCACTACTGGATTGAGTGAGGTAATCACTAAAATGGATATTTCTAATAAATTGCATCCAGCAGAAGGAAATAGATATTATAAAACTATTACTGCAACTAATGCTACAACACGCGCAAAATATAATCTAGGTGATAAGGAAGGTATACAGCAACAAAATCTTGATATGAACGTAGGAGTAATCCCAACATCCGCAGCATCAGATTGCAATGCAGATTGGTATTCGTATTATAACAACATTATTGGTGATATAAAAGTCTTAGTGCAATGCGATGTAGTCAATCCAGCGAAAGGATGTCAACTAGAAACTGGTGATATAGTCACATTCACAGATATGCCAGTAGAGATGTTTGGCACTGATTTTAGTACCAGTACATATTTTATGATTGTAGAAACAAAACGCTCACCAGGTAAGGTAAGCATAACAGCAAGAGAGGTAGGCTAGTGGCTAACCAAACTATAAAAACACCAAGATTTTATCCAGACTTAATTAGTTATCATAGGGCAAGAGGCTCTGAGATTGGTATCGTAAAGTCAGATATTGCTAATACGATTGCAGTTCAAGCAGGTAGCGCAGGTGAGTTATTTGATCTTAGACCACTAAATCAAGTGACATTTGATACGTCTGCAAATCCTTCTAAACATGTATTAACCAATTTTAGTTTTACAACTGCTAGTTATAAACAGAATTATATTGCGATTTTAAATCATAATTTAAATAGCGCAGGTGGACGTTTTAAGATATTTGCAGGTGATATAGCAAGTGATATTACCGCTTTAGATGGTGCAAATGCAGATACTGCTGATATAAATTGGAGTAGTGTTAATGCTACAGAAATTGTCAACGCAGATACAATAGCTGCTTCTGATTCTAATAAAACAGTTACAGTGACACCTGCATCAGATGGCACAACTGTACTTACGTTTGATGAGCAGGACTTGCGTTATTGGGCGATACAATTTGAAGGCGATACTTCATGGGATGGTAGCACAGATTTTATTGTAGGCAGTATTATGATTGGTGAATACTTTGATATGCCTTTTTCACCTGACCTCAACCTAACTAGATCTATTATTTATGATAAGGTCAATGTAGCTGAGTCCGCAGGTGGACAGCGTTATGCTACTGCAACTAGTTTTGGAAGAACTGCATCGAGTACCTCTAAAAGTCCATTTGCTCTTGGAACATATGGGCAGAATGTATATGGTGGTAGGCAGGCATATGATTTAACGTATAGTTACTTACAGGATTCAGACTTACTACCAAGTGAATATCCATCTTATCAGCATGGCAATGATAGTGTGGTTTCTGATGTGTGGAATATGGTAGATGGTCCGAGTAGACCATTTATATTTAGTATTGACAATACATCTACTGGATCTAACGCAGAGTCAGAACATTTGTTTGCTCGATTTGCACAAAATAGCCTAGATATGCAACAGGTAGCACCTGACGTATATACTGTAGGCACTAGAATCGAAGAAGAATTTTAATATATAAATAACACTTGCATGGTGTTGACAACTGGTTTAATATCTGTCAACACTTATGAAGCCTTTACAACAACATATGAGAGAGTGTGGTTTTAGTCAGAACCAATTAGCGCGCGAAATCGCTCTAGATAAATCTATGCTTTCACTAATGATGCGAGGTAAACGTAAGTTTCGCCACGAGCATAAGGTTCGTATCGCTCGTGTTTTAGGTCTAAAGATGGATTTTATTACATGGCCTTATTAAATTTATTTCTTATTTGGACAGTGCTGTTTGAAGTGGCGTTTCCACACCTACTCTCTCTCTCTCTTTTCGCCATTAGGTGCTGTCCATGTTCCTAACTATTCATATAGAAGATAAAGAAGAAAGAGTACAATTTGCACAGAAAGTGCGTAAAATTTTGGGTAAATCCAAAACATACATACCTGGAGCGCGAAAAGTCTGGAAGTCAGATATTGGTGTAAAGGCAACGATAGATGAAGAAACGTATAAATCTGTTATTGCTCTCATTGATCGCAAAGGTTATAACTATAATACAATAAAGGAGTAAAGATGAGTGGACTCTTAGAAGCGACTTATAGCGTGCCAAGCGCAGGTGAAAGTAGCTTTATGAAATTTGTCAAAGGCGAAAACAGATTCCGAATATTGGATAGACCAACATTAGGTTATCAATATTGGCAAGATGATAAAACGCCAGTTAGGATCAAAAAAGCAGGTGATGCACCAGCAGGAGAAAAGCCAAAGCACTTTTGGCAACTTCCAGTTTATAGTGCTAGTTCAGTCAAGGTTCTCGACATTACACAGAGTACTGTCCAGAAGCAACTTACAGAGTTAGATCGCAATAGTGAATGGGGAAACCTTAGAGACTATGACGTGATTGTCACTAAAAATGGTGATGGAATGGATACTACATATACAGTAACTCCATGTCCTAAAGCACCATTAAACAAGGAAGCAGAGAAGATGTTCAAGTCTTTTAAAGAGACATATGAACCTGAGAAAGTGTTTGATGTTACACCTACTGCTGAAGATGAAGAAGAGCTGCCGTTTTAATGCCTTCTAAAGCATCACGTAAAGGCTACCAAGGTGAAGTTGAGGTCGTTGAATTGCTCCGCGACCTCGGCTTCATTGCCGAACGATCATGGGGCAGTGATGGTCGTAGCTTTGGAGAGAAGAGCGATATAGATGTTAAGGCTACCAAAGGTGACCTTACAATTTTAGTGCAGGTAAAGCGCAGAAAAAAGATTGCAGATTTTTTATCATTTAGGAATGCAGATGTAGTTATGGTTCGACAGGATCGTAAGCCTTGGCTATGGATCGTAAAGCATGAATGGATGAAGAACTTATTTAAAAGCGGAATCGTAGAAACCCATAACCAAGAAAATGGCGTGTCTAAAGATCGTGATAGTCGTGATTCCGCTTCACTTTAACCAGGAGAGAGAATGCCACATCCAATGAAACCCAGTCCACGCGCAGCTTTAGTAGAGACAGTAGGTGATGCGATAGAGAAAGTGTTAAGAAAAACATTAGCCGATGAAGATCAACGTATGGATATAGCGTTAGAAGTATGTGATGAGGTGTTAAGAAACATAGATAACAAAACAAAGAAAAGAGAGGCAGTATGAGTTTATTTACCAATATAGAAGAAGTAGAAGAGCAAGAGTTTTGCTGGAGTGCGTATCAGCAAGAAGTAATCGAAAAATACAAAAAGAAATATATTTCTTTAGAAAGTGCATTGGTTGCGATGGATGCAGAGATTGCGAGCTTGCAGGTTACCATAGATAGTTTACGAGAACTTATCGACTGGGAGAGCGAATGATATACGAAGAATATAATAAGTTCAGAGAGGACATGTTTGCGGAAGCATCACAGATTAGTGATAACAAGTCTATTGAGTACACCATTAGTAATGAAGATAAATTTTATAATTTTAAGCATGTTGCGGAACGGCTTGGAATTACTGCAAAGCAGGCACTAATGGTATATGTCTTAAAACATGTCGATGCGATATGCAACGATGCAAAAACAGGTAAAACACACAGCGATGAAACCACATACCAAAGATGTTTAGACGTAGTTAATTATATGGTTTTGTATGCTGCAATGGAAAAGGAACATCCACATGCAAATAATACTAAACAAAATGGAATTAAGACTGGCGAAAGCATTAGCGAAAGCAAAAATGGATCAGAACCAAGTCAATGGAATGATCTCCAGCGGACCACGTAGTTTAGAAATAGATCTACGCGGTGTTAGCGGTGAATTAGCCGTCTGTAAGAAATATAACACCTATCCCGACATGGTGATAGGTCCTCATTATAGCGGTTACGATTTAATATATAATAACTTGAGAGTGGATGTAAAGACCACAAAGTTTACCAGTGGCTACCTGCAAGCCAAATTGAAAAAGAAACATACAGATTGTGACGTATTTATATTAGTGCGTGATGAATCTCCTACGTTTGTACTAGAAGGATGGATACCATCTATAGATTTTTTGACGCAGGATAATATTATGGATCTTGGCTATGGTGATAAGTTTACGTTACAGGCAGACCAGTTAAGACCTATGGAGGCGTTAGATCAATATGCATAGTATGATGAAAGGTCGTATAGGCGAATTGGCAATACGCCAAGATTTGCTTTCTCAAGGATATAATATCTATCTACCAGAAGTGGATGTTACGCAGGTAGATATGATTGTAGAAACAAAAATCTTTGCAATAAAAAGAGTGCAAATTAAGTGTGTGACGAAGTTACGTAGAGGTACAGCAATTGAAGTGGATACTACAAAGTATAAAGATACCAATAGAGTAGATGTGGTTGCAATATACTATGAGCCAAAGAATATAATTGCCTATGTACCATACGAAAATACTCATGCAATTAGTTTAGCATTGAGTACAGGCAAAAACAATCAAACAAAAGGCAGGAAGTGGTTCTATTCATACGAATACTTTCCTGAGTT